TGCAGGAACAACAACTGCTAGTATAGATAATTCTAAATACTTAATGCCTCAAAATAATAGATTGACAAACGATGCAACGGTAACTAGAAAGTATCTTATTCAATGTATTTTATCATTTACGGGTACATCCCAAGATGTTTATCAGTTTGGATTCTATGACAGTAAGTTAGGTGCAATTAGAACACCGTCAAAAACTAAATCAACTTCAAATAGTAACGGGCGAAATGAGAGCGTAGCTTTTGCTTGTGTTGTTTCACATACGGCAGGTGATTACTTAGAAATATACGGAACAAATAACAGTGGTTCTAGAAATTTCACAGTTACAGATATGAATTTTATCATAACAGAAATTAAATAAAAACTATATTTACCAAAAATTAAAATTATGAAAAACGAATTTATCAAAAATGGGGACATTCTATTTTTTAATTCCAAAGGATTAAAGAGATTTTTAAAAGGATTCAATAGAACGCAAACAGCTATTTTTTTAATCATTGAGGGCGAAAGTTGTGTTTCTTATTTTGACGGCAAAAAAGTAATTATTCAAAACTTCTTTACATTCAATAGGGATTTTAATTATATTTCAGCGTCGCCGAACTGGATTAAAAACCCGCTCAAGGATGTTTTTATACGTTTAGGATGGACGGGTTACTCAAATACGGATCAATTTATAGGGGAACTTTTAGGCGCTAAAGATTACCGAAACTTTAAAAACGGTTCTTGTCTTAACTTTTGCATATTAAAAGAATGGTTATAGGCGTTTTAATCCCTGACAGGCGCGACCGTAAAGACTTTTTAAATCATTGTTTGTTAATGGTCGGAAATCAAACGCGTTACCCTGACTTTATCGAGCTGGTAAATTATGAGCCCCTGAGCGCTTCGGTCGATTTAACCCAAAGAGTTAAAAAGGGTTTCGAGACCCTAAAAGCTAAGGGGTGCGATTGTGTTTTAATAATGGAAAACGACGACTATTACAGCAAAGATTATATTAAAACACTTTCTGAAAATTGGGAAAATTCGGGGCGTCCTGACATTTTCGGAACTGATCAAACAATATATTATCATTTAGGGCAAAGAAAATACAACGTTTTAAAACATTCGGGACGGGCTTCTTTAATGAACACTTTGATAAGCTGCGAGGCTCAGTTTAATTTTCCAGCTGACGACCTTATTTATTTAGATATTTATCTTTGGCAAAATTTAAAGGGTAAAACTTTCAAACCTTATAACTTTTTGTCCTTAGGAATTAAACACGGCGTTGGGCTTTGCGGTGGCAATGGTCACAATTCAATGAACTATAAAAACGACGACAAAGATTTAATATTTTTAAAATGTATTGAGAGAGAAAGTTTTAATTTTTACTCTAAAATATCGGTAAAAATGCAGCTAAAGCGCTAAAGCTTGAGCCAACGCACAAAGTTACCCCGCGAGCGTTCAAAGCCTTTTTAAGCTCTTTAAAATCGGTCAATACTTTATCTTTTGAATTGCCTTTAAAATGCGCGTGAGTTTGAAAGTCCGCGCCGTGTAAAACTATACATTTAGCGCCCATTTTAAAAGCCAAAATAACAGCGACGTAAGTACTATTATTCGAATAACAAAATTTATTATTATCAATTTCAGAAACAAAACCCCGCCCCCTGTTAAATTCTATTTTATTAAAGTTCGGCAAAAACGACCAGTCGTCAAGTTGAGAATAAAAGCCCCCACAGTTTGTTTGTTTTATAGTTGCTAAGCGCTCAGAGCTGAAAGCTGACGGAATGTCAACGCAAACAACGAAATCCGTTTTAATTTTTCCGTGAATATCGTTAACGCCTATCGTTGTACAACCGTCGGGCTTATATTCTTTTAAGCTTTCGCCCATTCCTAAAACGTGTATTAATTCCATAATTGTAAAAAGTGGGTTAATTTTTCGCCGAATTTAAGAAATAGTTTTGTATTTATGACAGGACACGTTTATATTAATGGACAAATAGGGAACAGCTACGACGATAACGGCGCGGTTTCTCAAAAAGGCGTTGAGCTTATCGACGTAGTTTCTCAGGTTTCCGAACTTGGCGACGTTGAGGCTATTCATGTACATATTGACAGTAACGGCGGTTTTGTTTCGGTTGGTAATTCAATAGCTGAATTTTTAGGATCTTTAAAAAACTGTTTTACAATTGCAGAAAATAACTGCGCTTCAATTGCAACGGCAATACATTTGAGCGTTCCGCTTCAAAATAGAATGATTCAAGAAGGTTGTAACTATTTAATTCACAATCCTTTTTTACAAAGTGTTACAGGTGACGCCTCACAGCTTCAAAGTTTAGCAGACTCAATAAAAGAAACTGAAAGCGAGTTAGTCGAGATGTACGCAAAAGCGACAGGGGTAACAAAAGAAGCGATTAGCGGGTTAATGGCTATTGAAACCTCGTTAACAGCTGAACAATGTATTAAAATGAAATTCGCGTCAAGTATTACGCAAAAAGAAACGGCGCGCGCGGTTGCGCTTATTTATACACAAAAACAAAATGAAATGAACAAACCATTAATGAGCCGAATGGCTTTAGCTATGGCGGTTTTAGCTGGGAAAGCGACAGCCGTAGCGACAACAACGCGCGAAGCGTTGGCAATGACTTTAGTTTCTGATAAGGGGACTTTAGAAACGCCGTTTTCTGACTTAATGATAGGAGACACGGCAACACTTAACGGCGCACCAGCTGAAAGCGGAACTTACACGCTTGAGGACGGGACAATTTTAGAAGTTGTTGACGGGGTAATTATGACAATCACACCAGTAGAAGCACCAGCAGAAAACTCTATTGACTTGCTTAACGCAAAAATTGAAGAGTTAACAGCTCAAAACTTAGTTTTAGAAACTGAGAAAGTCGAAGCAAACGCGACAGCTTTAAAAGTAGTTGAAGAAATGGAGGCTTTAGCTTTAGTTAGAAGCAATCACACGCCACCACAAGCTCGCGCAGCTTTTAAACCTGTAATTACTCCAATAGTGGAAAAATCAATCAAAGAGAAAGCCGAAGCGAGACGCGCGGAATTATCAAAGTAATCAAAACAAAACATTAATATTTTAAATTATGGCATTAATCACAGTAGCAGATTTGACGTTCAACGGGGACGAAATTAAATCTTTATCGGAAGCGGTTTTTGAAAGTGGATTTTCAAAACCTGAGTTATCAAAATTTCATACCGTTGTTAACGGTATTGTTCAAAAGAAACAAATCGTAATTCTTGGACGCTTGAGCGGACTTGTTGGTTTGGGAGCTGGTGGGTGTGACCCCGCGTCGGCTACAAACACAATTGGAATGAGCGAGAAGTTTTGGGAGCCTGTTACGGTTTCAGATCGTTTTACAGCTTGTTGGACTGACTTAGAAGCTTCTTTTTGGGCGTATGGTTTGAAAATCGGAGTACAAAAACCAGACTTGACAGCGACAGAATTTTTTATGTTTGTTCAGGACTTAGTTACTGACGCAATCCAAGAGGCAATTTATCGTATTGCATGGTTCTCGGATGTTGACGCTGCGGATTATAACGATTCACCAGCGGGCGTTTTGACAAACGGAACGGCTTTAGGTTATTTCAACAAAATTGACGGTTTGTTTAAACAAATTTTTGCAATTGTTGGAGCTGACGCAAACAGAAAAACAGCGGGACTCGCAACGAAAAACGCGGCTGTTTCATTTGCTTTACAGGCTTTTGACTCAACAGATACCACAAACAAAGTAGTTACAAACACTTTGCAAAACATGAAGTATGGAGCAGATTATCGTTTAAGAGAAAAAGCGGGACTTGTTTACGTTGTAACTCAATCGGTTGCTGACCAATACGAACGCGAGTTAATCGCTTCAAATGTTGCTTTTACAACTGAGAGACTAGAAAACGGGATCACTTTATTAAAGTCTGGCGGTATAGAGGTTTTCTCTTTCAATCTTTGGGACAGAATTATTCGCTCTTATTATTCAAATGGTACTAAGTACTATTTGCCTCACAGAGCAATTTTATTGACTCCTGACAATATCCAAATTGGAACAGAAGAAAGCTCACAAATGAGCGGATTCGATGTTATCTTTGACAGAACAACAAAGAAAAACCATATCGACTTTGCTTTCAATATTGACGCTAAAGTTATCGTAGACTACGAAATTCAAGCGGCTTACTAAATTTAAAAAGCGGGCTTTAAAACCCGCTTTTTTTTAATCTTTTTAAAAAATAGAAAACATGAAAAAATTAATTTCTTTTTTACTTTCGCTCACAATGCTTTTAAGTTTGTCCGCGATTATTTCAACAACGGGGCTCGAGCCTAGTTTAAGCATTAGCGTTGCCTTTGCTGTTACGGTTGTTCATTCTTTTGTCGCTCCAATGTTTCGCGGCGTTGCTTTGACTACTGTTTGCGGCGAAATTTCCGCGAGTATTCTTAAAAGTTGCACCACTCCAATTCAGGGAGGGACTAGAGACCGCGCGGTTATTATGAATTTTGACGACATTTTAAGTTATTCTTACGCTGCAGACGGCGAAACAATTACAGATATTGTTTTAGCTTCGGGCGCGGTTGCTTATCAAATCGACGGAAAAAACAACTCGATAGCTCCGAAAGCTTCGTTAATCAAAGTAGGGTTTAATAAAATGTTTGACCATACGGTTATGGCTAAAGGCTTTGATATTTCGCCAGCGATTAAGTCACAATTGAACTCGATGAAAGACGGGCGCTTTGTAATTATTACAGAGAACTATTTTAAAGGAACGTCTGGAAATTCAGCGTTTGAGGTTTACGGCGCTACGTCAGGACTTGAGCTTACAGTAATTGAGCGCGACCCAAACAACGCGGACACTCAAGGGGCTTTCGATTTCACATTCTTTACGGATGTAAACAAAGAACCACGTTTACCAAACGCTTTATTTATAACTAGCTACGCAGCTTCTAAAGCAATTGTCGACGCTTTATTATAATAGAGTGAATTTTATTTAAAATAAATTTTGTATTTTCGAAAGGTGTAACAATAAGTTGCACCTTTTTTTTATGCTTAAATTAAAAGAAATAGTTTTAAAAAGTGAGGTTTCCAAAGAGGTTTGGCGTAAAAATACCAATTCTCAAGAATGGAAAAACGCAAATAAATTAAATATTCTTTTAACTGGAATAGGTTTAAACAAGCGGGCAAAATGTGAATGTATAGAAGATTTATTTATAATGCTGAAATTTACAAATATAAACGATAAAATTATGAGCGAGACAAGTAGACAATTTCACTTACATAAAGGTAAGGTAGTAACATCTTTTCAATGTGACACAATTACAGAACACTCAAGCGATGAGCAAATGATCGCAGCTTTAAAAGCTGTCCCAGCGTTAATAAAATTCTTTAAAAGAGTTCCTGAGAACTGGCGCGAGCTTTGCGACTTGTCGGACATTAAGAAAGCTTTAAAAGATAAAGTTGAGGACGTCGGGGACTTCTTAACAATTGAGGATTTAAAAGTCCCTGAGTTAATCGCTATTTTAAAAGGTAAAGGCGTTGAATATCCAAAGAACCCGAAAAAGAGTTTATTAATTACTTTGGTTAAATTAAATTCATAAAATGGCAAAGATTAAAGCGACAGCCTTAAAAGTCGAAAAAAGAATAACCGCGCTCGAAGATAAGACGTTGGGAATTTTAAATTATGACTTTGATAACATTTACCCCCAACGTGTTGACGACATTACAAACGACAGCGGGACGGCTCAAGCTTGCTTAAAAACATTTATTAAATTTATAATGGGTAACGGAGCGACTGACTCCGATTTTTACAAAGCCCGTGTTAACGAAGATAATTTAACAGTCGATAAATTTATTCGTAAAATTTGCAATTCAAAGGGTCGTTTTGATTCAATCGCTATACACTTAAATTTTAACGGTCTAGGTCAACACGTAAGCGCAACGCCTATAAATTGGGAATATTGCCGCCTTGTTTCGCCTGAAAGTGTAAACGCTGGCAAAATTGCCATTTACGACGACTGGGGAAAAACAAAAAGAAAAACTTTTAAAAAAGAGTTAATAGAATACATTGATCTTTACGATCCGTCAAAGGTCGAAGCTCAAGTCGAAGAGGCGGGCGGCTGGGATAACTACAAAGGACAGGTTTATTTATGGTCGGTAAACGGCGAAAACGAGTATTCTTTAGCACCTTACGACGCTGTTTTAGAAGATATGCAAACAGAGGCGCAATTAAAACGTTTTAAACATTCGACAAGCGCTAAAAACTTTCTCGCTTCTTATATTATGAGAGTCGGAAAAGATGAAAGCCCCGAAGCTGCGGAAAACGCCCAAAGGTTCGATGAGAATTTAAAACAATTTCAGGGCGGCGACGGCGCGGGAACTATTCTAGTTTTAGAAGAGGAAAACGGCGCGGAAAATATTAAACTTGAAAAAATTGAAATTCAAAACTATGACCGCCTTTATGAGTTCACAGAAAAAAGCGCCCAAGAAGCAATAAGAAAACAGTTTTTTATACCAGCGGTTTTGTTATTAGAAACCTCAACGGGCTTTTCAAGTGACGAACTTTTAAACGCAAAGACTTATTATAACGACATTACAGCGGGCGACCGTTTAGTTATTGAGGAAATTTTAAAAGATATTTTCTCAAAATGGAGTTATCCAATTTGCCCGACTCAAGATTATAGTTTAATTCCTATACCATCAACAAAACCAATAGAAGCGGTTTATTTGCCTTATTACACAAAAAACGAAATAAGGGTTAAAAATGGCGACGCCCCAGCTGACGACGCAAAGAGCGACACGGTTTTACTGGCTGTCACTTTAGGCGTTGGGGGTACTCAAGCGCTTACGGCTATACTTTCAAATCCTGAGCTTTCGACTGATCAAAAAAAGGGGTCAATGAAAGTTCTTTTCGGACTAAGCGAAGACCAAGCAAATCAAATGCTAGGAATAACAACAAGCCCCGAACCTGTAACCCGTTAAGATATGGAAACTAAATTAATAACACTTTCGGACATTCGAGATTTTAAAGGAATCACTTTAAATGTAGCTCAGGAAAAGGAATTAAACCCTTTGATTTTAGAGGCTCAAGATTTTGATTTGCGCGCCTTTTTAGGCGACTCTTTTTATATTGCTTTAGTTGAGGACTTCGAAGCGTCGCCCTCTTTGGCTACTTATTCGGAACTTTGGAACGGTAAAAAATACACTTTCAACGGTTTGGATTATAAATTCGAAGGTTTACGCGCTATTTTGGTTTATCACGCTTACGCTCGTTTCGTTTCAATGAACGGGATAACGTCAACGCCTACGGGTTTTGTGACTAAAACAACGCAATATAGCGAAAAAGCGGACGTAAGCCGTTTAATAACTCAAGCCCGAAGCGGCGCAACGGTACACGAAGAGAGGACGCGTTTATTTTTAGATCGCAACGCCTCAGATTTTCCGTTATGGCGTTACGCTGGGAAAACGACAAACTTTAAAGGCGGTTTTAAAATGAGACAAATTTAATTTATTATGAATAGCGACAGTTTAATTTTACGCGAGCTTATAAATTCGCCCCTTACTACAAAAGCCGACTTTTTAACAAATGAGGACTTTGATAATAACAATATAAATATTTACAGCGACTTAGTGGCTCTTTGTGTGACGACTGGGGTTATTGCTTTTGATGAGTTTGAAACATACGACGACACAGTTTTAAATTATTCAACGTATAACGGTCGTTTGTATAATTATATCAATGCAAGCCCCTCAATAGGAGTGACGCCGTCAACAGACGTTAACTATTGGATTGAGGTTTTCCCCGCTATTTTAGCACATAAACAAAACGCCGACACGGTTTTAAACGAAGGGGGGGCAAATGAAGTAACAGCCGCAGAAATTAGGGCTTTTATTGACGCTGGATTAACAACAACAACAAACCTAGCAATAACAACAAAAACAGCGACGACGTTTTTATTAACCAGCTCAACGGGTGCAGACGTTACAATCCCCGCAGCAAGTAGAACCGAAGCGGGTTTATTGAGCGCTGCGGACAAATCAAAGCTTGAGCAAATAAGCGGAATAAATACAGGGGATCAAACGTTAGCAAGTTTGGGCGCTGAGGACACTAATAATAAAGTAACTGATTTTAGCACTTTAAACGATGTTCTTTTCCCAACAGTTCAAGCAGTTGAAACGCAAATTGTCGCAAAGATTAACGCTGTAATAAATGCAGCGCCCGCAGCTTTAGACACGTTAAACGAACTCGCTGCAGCTTTGGGCGACGACGCTAATTTCTCAGCAACGGTTACGGGCTCACTAGCAACAAAAGAGGCGACAGCAAACAAACAAAACTCTTTAACTGTCGACGGAACAGGCGTAAAATTTCCAACTGTTGACGCTGTTAATTCAGCTATAAACGCTATTCCTTCAGGCATTACAGTAGGCACAACTCCAATAACGTCAGGAACTACAAGACGTGTGTTTTTCCAAGACGGTTCTGTTGTAAGTCAATCAGCTAACTTCGTTTTCGACGCTTCAAATCAGTTAGTAATCGGAGGTCAAACGGGAGGTGCAAGGGTCGATGTTAAATGCGGTGGTGCTTTGAGTACTGATTTAGGTTTAAGAGTAAGAAATAGTGCGGACAATGCAAATATATTGA